TCCTAAACAACGAACATTTGATCCACATGGAGTAGAAATAGACCAAGGAGTAATAGATCATTGGGAAAATGAAGCTGATGGACTTAGAGATGACCAAGATGCTTTAAACGAATTTTATCGTCAGTTTCCTAGAACTGAAGAGCATGCATTTAGAGATGAAACTAAAAATAGTCTATTTAATCTTATAAAAATATATGAGCAAATAGATTACAATGAAGGAAATAGAAACTCTTCAGTATTAACACCTGGTAATTTTCAATGGGTGAACGGAGTTAAAGACACACAAGTTGTTTTTAACCCAGATCCTAACGGTAGATTTAAAGTTAGTTGGGTTCCAGGTAGAAAGTTACAAAATAACGTTATATTAAAAAATGGTGTACGATATCCAGGTAACGAACATATGGGTGCATTTGGCTGTGACTCATATGATATATCTGGAACTGTAGATTCTAAAGGATCTAAAGGTGCTTTGCACGGATTAACTAAGTTTTCTATGGAAGATGCTCCAGCAAATACTTTCTTTTTAGAATATATAGCTAGACCTCAAACAGCTGAAATATTTTTTGAAGACGTTTTAATGGCATTAGTGTTTTATGGTATGCCGCTATTAGCAGAGAATAATAAACCAAGATTATTATACTATTTAAGAAGAAGAGGTTATAGAGGTTTTAGTATGAATAGACCAGATAAAATTTGGAATAAATTATCTGTTACTGAGAGAGAAGTAGGTGGAGTACCTAACTCAAGTGAGGATATAAAACAAGCTCACGCTGCAGCTATTGAAATGTATATCAATGACCATGTTGGATTATTAGAAGATGGTACTTATGGCACCATGTATTTTAACGACACGCTAAACGACTGGTCTAGGTTCGATATAAACAAAAGAACAAAGCACGACGCTTCAATAAGTACTGGATTAGCTATAATGGCTTGTAATAGACACTTGTATAGACCAAATCCAGAAAAGAAAAAACCACCACTAAACCTAAATATATCAAAGTACAATAATAAAGGATTTCAATCAACAATAATAAAACAATAGTATGAGAGATTACACTGTAAACTTTCCGTCACAAGCTGTTAGCGACTTAGAAAAAATGTCCTACAAATACGGAGAAGATGTTGCTAAAGCTATAAAACAAGAGTGGTTTAATGGTACTACATCTAAGTTTGATAACAATCTAAATGATTTTCACCAATTAAGATTATATGCTAGAGGTGAACAATCTATTCAAAAATATAAAAATGAATTATCTATAAACGGTGATTTATCTTATCTTAATTTGGATTGGAAGCCCGTTCCTATAATTCCCAAGTTCGTTGATATAGTTGTCAACGGTATGTCTCAACGAAATTTTGAAATAAATTGCTTTTCTCAAGATCAATATGGTGTTAGTAAAAGAACAGAGTATATGGAGTCTATGCTCCGCGACATTCGTGCTAAGAACTTTAATGAAATAGCTAAGCAAAGATTTGATGTGGATTTATACGAAAACGATCCAGATACTTTACCTGACACAGAGGAAGAACTAGCTTTACACATGCAACTTAATTATAAACAAGCTGTTGAGTTAGCTGAAGAGCAAGCTATTAACGTGTTAATGGAGGATAGTGATTACGATTTAGTTAGAAGAAGATGTTTATATGACTTAACGGTATTAGGTATTGGCGCTACAAAAACAACATTTGATTGGGCTGATGGTGCTAAAGTAAAATATGTTGATCCAGCTAATTTAGTTTACTCTTATACTGAATCACCATACTTTGATGATATATATTATGTTGGTGAAGTAAAAGAGATTCCGATTAATGAATTAGTTAAAGAATTTCCTAATTTAACAGAATCTGAAATAAAAGAAATAACAGATAACTCCGGTCAAACAGCAACTAGTAGAGCTAGCTATAGAACTAATGCTGACAAAAATAAAGTAGAAGTACTATACTTTAATTATAAAACTCATATGAATGATGTTTACAAATTAAAAAAGACAGGTAGTGGTGCTGAAAAAGTAATACAAAAAGATGATACATTTAATCCACCTGTTGAAAGCATGGATGGAGAATTCCACAAACTTGAAAGAGTCGTTGAAACTATTTATGAAGGAGTTTATATAATAGGGTGTGACAAGTTGATAAAGTGGAATATGATGGAGAATATGATGCGTTCAGATTCTGATTTTGCTAGAGTTAAAATGAGTTACCAAATAGTAGCACCAAGAATATATAGAGGTAGAATAGAATCTTTAGTAAAAAGAATAACAGGTTTTGCTGATACTATTCAATTAACACATTTAAAACTACAACAAGTAATGGCACGCATGGTGCCGGATGGTGTTTATTTAGATGCTGATGGTTTAGCTGAAGTTGATCTTGGCAACGGTACAAACTATAATCCACAAGAAGCTTTAAACATGTTCTTCCAAACTGGTTCTGTTATCGGTAGAAGTTTTACTTCTGATGGAGACATGAATCCAGGTAAGGTACCAATTCAACAAATAAATAATGGGGTTAACAGTGGTAAGCTTCAAAGTTTAATCGCAACTTATAATTATTATTTACAAATGATTAGAGATGTAACCGGATTAAACGAAGCTAGAGATGCTAGTACTCCAGATAAAAACGCTCTTGTTGGTATACAAAAATTAGCAGCAGCTAATTCAAACACGGCAACTAGACACATATTACAATCAATGTTGTATTTAACGGTTGAAACAGCTGAGTGTTTATCTTTACGAATATCTGATATAGTAGAGTATTCACCAACAAAAGAAGCTTTTATACACGCTATAGGTGTTCACAATGTAGCAACGTTAGATGAATTGAAAGATTTACATCTTTACGATTTTGGTATATTCATAGAACTACTACCAGATGAAGAAGAAAAAGCTATATTAGAAAATAACATACAGCAAGCTTTAGCTCAACAATCAATTGATTTAGATGATGCTATTGATCTTCGTAATGTTAGAAATATAAAACTAGCCAATCAACTTTTAAAAGTTAAAAGAAAAACTAAGATGGCTAGAGATCAACAGATTCAACAGCAAAACATTCAAGCTCAAGCTCAAGCAAATGCCCAGCAACAACAAGCTGCTGCTCAAGCTGAGGTTCAAAAAAATCAAGCAAAAACTCAAGCTGAAGCTCAACTAGAACAAACTAAAGGACAGTTAAAAATTCAATACTTAAAAGAAGAAGCTGCTGTTAAAAAAGAATTAATGGCATATGAGTTTGAATTAAATTCCCAGCTAAAAGAAATGGAAAGAGAAATTACAGAGCGTAATGAAACTAGAAGAGAAGATAGGAAAGATGCTAGAGTTGACAGGCAAGCTGGTCATCAAAAAGAAATGATAGATCAAAGAAATAGGGGTGACTCACTTAATAAGTTTGAGTCATCAGGTAATGATATAATTACAGGGGATGCAGGTTTAAATATGTAATCTCTTAATTTTTAATATTTTATAAAATTTTATTATGACAGAAGAATTAAAAGAAGTTACTGAAGAAGTAACTGAAGAAAACACTGAGCAACCTATAGAAGAGGTTACTCAAGAAATAGATGAATCTAAATTTGATAGCGCAGGAGATGATAGTGTTATTAAAGTAGATTTAAGTAATCCACCAGTTCAAGAAAGCGAAGAGGTTGAGCAACAACCCGCTGAAGAAGAAAAGGTGGACGTAGTCGAGGAAAAAGAAGTTGTTGAAGAGGCAGCAGAAGAACAACCAGTGCTTCAAGAGATTACAGAAGAAGAAGTAAAAGAAACTGTAGAAGAAGTACAAGACGTTGTTGAAGAAGCTGTAGCTGAAGCAGAAACAACTGGAAAACCACTACCAGAAAATATACAGAAGTTAGTAGACTTTATGGAAGAAACTGGCGGTGATATACAAGACTACGTTAATTTAAATAGAGATGTTTCCAAGATGGACGACTCTGATATACTAGACGAGTATTATAGAGTTAAAAAGTCTCATTTAACAGCAGAAGAGCGTAATTTTTTATTAGAAGATAAATTTGGTATTGATGAAGATGTTGATGATGATAAAACAATACGTAGTAAAAAAATAGCCCTCAAAGAGCAAGTTGCCGAGGCTAAAGCCTACTTAGACGGGCAAAAGTCTAAATACTATGAAGATATCAAAGCCGGGTCAAAGTTGACTCAAGAACAACAAGAAGCAATTGATTTCTTTAATAGATACAACAGGGATTCTGAAGAACAGAAGAAATTATCTGAAGCAAGTAAGAGAACATTTTTAAATAAAACTGAAAACTTATTTAATGACAAATTCAAAGGTTTTGAATATAATGTCGGAGATAAAAAATTTAGGTTTAATATTAAAGATGTTAATAAAGTAAAAACAACTCAAAGCGATATTAATAATTTTATTAATAAGTTTACTAATGAAGGTGAATCAACTATTAGTGACGCTAAGGGTTATCACAAATCTTTATTTACAGCTATGAATGCTGACGCTATTGCTAAGCACTTTTATGAGCAAGGCAAAGCTGATGCCATAAAAGCAAGAGTTGCTAAAGATAAAAACATTAACCTAGAACCTAGAAAAACTCACGGCGAAACAAGTGTTGATGGAGTTAAGTTTAGAGTATTAGGTCAATCTTCTTCTGATATGAAAAACAGATCCTTTAAGATTAGAAAAAAAGGTTAAAAATTTAAAATAAATTAATTATGGCAATTACAAGTGCGAGTGGTATTAATGCTGCTCCAAGAAAGCATGCGTTAGCTCAAAATTATGTAGACTTTACGTCTTCAGATACTGAGGGTTGGGCGCAACAATATTTACCAGATCTTATGGAAAAAGAAGCTGAGATCTATGGTAAAAGAACAATTTCAGGCTTTCTAGCTCAAGTAGGTGCAGAAGAAGCTTCTGCGTCTGATAGAGTTGTTTGGTCTGAACAAGGTAGATTACATCTAGCTTATACAGCAACATATAATGATAATAATACAGATTATACTATTGTGAACGATATTGACGGTAATTCCGTTGGTGCAGATCACGGTATTAGAGTTGGTGATATTGTTCTTATGTCTGTAGCTGATAAAACAGCTAGAGGTTATGTATCTCATATAGATCCAGATGGTGATGACACTGATCAAATTAGAGTATTATCTTACGGTGCCGCAAACATGGCTACAGCTTTAGGATCTACAGATACTACAGCTGGTGCAGTTAGAATTTTAGTTATTGGTTCTGAATTTGAAAAGGGATCTTCTGCTAGAACTTCTGCTAATTCACCAAAATTCAAATCACACTCAAACAAGCACATTATAATGAGAGACTTCTATCAAGTAAACGGTTCGGATGCTTCTCAAGTTGGTTGGGTTGAGGTTTCAGGTGAAGAAGGACAGAATGGTTATCTTTGGTATTTAAAAGCTGAAGGTGATACTAGAGCTAGATTCTCTGATTACTTAGAAATGACAATGTTAGAAGCTGAAACAGCTGTTGATGGTGCTGGTGCTATTGGTGGTACTGACCAATCTACAAGTGATGGTACTGAAGGTTTATTCCAAGCTATTACAAATAGAGGTCACCAATCAACTGGTGTAACTGGTGTTAACGCGGCTACTGATTTAGCTGAGTTTGATGCTATGCTAGCTGTGTTTGATCAAAATGGCGCAATCGAAGAAAACATGATGTTCTTAGATAGATCAACTAGTTTAGCTGTAGATGATATGCTTGCTTCAATGAATTCTTACGGAGCTGGAGGTACTTCTTACGGAGTGTTTGACAATGACGAAGATATGGCATTGAATTTAGGTTTCTCAGGATTTAGAAGAGGTTCTTACGACTTCTACAAATCTGACTTCAAATACTTAAATGACAAAGGTACTAGAGGTGCATTAAATGATACGGTTACAAATATCCGTGGAGTTGTTGTTCCAGCTGGTGTCTCATCTGTTTACGATGAGCAGTTAGGTAAGAATATGAAGCGACCATTCTTACATGTTCGATATAGAGCTTCGGAAACTGAGTCTAGAAAAATGAAGACTTGGGTTACTGGTTCTGTTGGTGCAGCTACTGATGGTGTTGACGCAATGAAAGTACACTATTTATCTGAAAGATGTTTAGTTACTCAAGGCGCTAATAACTTTATGTTATTGAACTAATACATACCAATTAAGATAGAGGCAGTTAACGCTGCCTCTATTTTTTATTAATTTTTATTATATTATATTATGGCAAAAAAGAAAAAAGAAACTATAGAAGAACCTATAGTAGAAGAAACGGTTACTATAGAAGAACCGATAGTTAAAATACCTGAGGTAAAGGTTGAAACTAAAAAAAGAAAAGAACCAACTAATAAAATTATAGACGGTTGGGAAATAAAAGATAGAATGTATTTTTTAACAGACAATAAAAGTCCGTTAACTTATTTAATAAGAGGAAGTAATATACACTACTTTGATGAAGAAAAGGGTTACGAAAGAGAGTTAAAATACACTTCTAATCAAAGAACGTGTTTTGTTGATGAAATGAAAGGTGATCAGAGATTAGAGCATATTATATTTGAAAACGGAGCTTTATTTGTTCCAAAGAACAAAACTGTCTTACAAAAACTACTTTCACTATACCACCCGCATAGAGACAAAGTGTTCTTTGAACATAAACCCGCTCAAATAGCAGCAACTGAAGTTGATGTATTAGAATTAGAGGTTGATGCATTATTAGCGGCTAGAGGATTAGATATAGATACAGCTGAAGCTGTTATGAGAGTGGAAGTTGGCTCTAAGGTTTCAGAGTTGAGTTCTAAAGAGTTAAAACGAGATTTACTTATATATGCTAAGAAAAATCCTAAATTATTCCTAGAGTTAGTTAATGATGAAAATGTAATGCTAAGAAACTTTGGTATTAAAGCTGTTGAAGCTGGTATATTAAAAATATCTAAAGATAGAAGAAGTTTCTTGTGGGGCTCAAATGATAGAAAGTTAATGACAATACCGTTTGAAGAACATCCATATTCAGCATTAGCCGCTTGGTTTAAAACCGATGAGGGTATGGAAATATATTCAAATATAGAAAAAAGATTAAAATAATAATCTTTTAATAATTAAAGATAGCCGCTTGAGAAAGTGGCTATTTTTATTTAGGGGCTAACCTTCCGCTTTATCATGTGATTATAGTATAGTAAAATAAAATCAAGAAAAATGGCAGTAAGTGTAGACACAGTATATCAAAAAGTTTTAGCTATAGCTAACAAAGAACAAAGGGGTTATATAACACCTCAAGAGTTTAAGTTGTTAGCTAGTAAAGCTCAATTAGAAATATACGATGGTTATTTCGATGATATAAGAACGGCTTTTCATAAACCTAAAAATCAACAAGGTGTAGCTTTTGATGAAATAGAAATGATACAACAAAAACTTCATCCGTTTAGAGCTGAATCAAGTACAACTTCTTCTACCGCTACATTGACACTTCCAAGTGATTTATACTATCTTAACGCTATATCAACATCTAATGGTTTGTTATCTGAAATGACTAGATCAGAAATTTTATATACAGAAAATAATCCACTTACAAAAGCAACAACAAAGAGGATGTCTTATGTTAGAGAAAGTGGAGATATAGTAAGAGTATATCCAACTCCAACAGAAGCAACAACATTTAGTATACATTATTATAAAAAACCATTAACTCCAGAGTGGACATATGTTGTTGTAAACAAGCAAGCTTTATACGATAGTACCTCTTCTGGTTTGCAAAATTTTGAACTTCACGTTTCTGAGGAAGAAAGACTAGTAAATAAAATACTTCATTTAGCTGGTGTAATTGTTCAAAATGAAGAACTTCAACAAGCTGCTATGATAAAAGAGCAACTAGCTAATCAAGAAAAAAATAATTAATTATGGGATTATTAGATAACCAAACACAAAATGCTTATTATACTGGTAGTAACTTTGGTGATTATCAATTTACTTCTTTAGAAAATATCATAAATGCTTTTATGTTTACTCATGTTGGAGAAGACAAGATAATAACAAAAGTCAATAGAGCGGATGTTCAGTTTCACGCAATGCGAGCGATACAGGAATTATCATACGATGTTTTTCGATCTATAAAGTCTCAAGAGATTGAAGTGCCATCTACACTAAAAATGGTTCTTCCTCAAGATTATGTTAATTACGTCAAGTTGGTTAGAGTAGATAGTAATGGTATTGAAAGAGTTTTATATCCAACTGGTAAAACATCTAATCCATTTGCTATAACACAAGATGCTGATGGCAATTATACTTATTCTGACGCTGAAGAAGCTGGTTTCCCCCCTGAAGTTATTTCTCATAACTTAAAAGAACAAACTCCTAGTGACACTTTATCTAGTTATCAAGATCAAACTATTAGAACTGATATATATGCAGATGACACTACTGATATAGAAATAGATAATAGAGGTAGAAGATATGGACTAGATCCTCAATACGCTCAAACTAATGGCACTTTTTTTATAGATTATCAAAGAGGTTATATACACTTTGGTTCAGCTTTAGCTGGAGAAACTATTATATTAAAATATATAAGCGATAGTTTAGGTACAGACTCTGAAATGGTGGTTCATAAATTTTGTGAAGAGGCTTGCTATAAACATATAGCTTATGGTGTATTATCTACAAGATCTAATATACCACCTTTTATAATACAAAGATTTAAAAAAGAAAGATTTGCTGAAACTAGAAAAGCAAAAATAAGATTGTCAAATATTAAAATAGAAGAATTTGCTCAAGTGCTTAAAGGTATGGGTAAACAAATAAAGTAATATTATGCCAGAAATTAAAAAAAGTTTTTTAGGTGGTAGAATGGAAAAGGATCTTGACGAAAGACTTGTTCCAAACGGTTTATATAGACACGCCATGAACGTGGAAGTTAAAACAACAACTTCTGAAAGCGATGGAGAGGGTGACTCAGGTACCGTTCAAAATATAAAAGGTAATTCACCTGTTGGCTTCTCTATTCACGCTGACGCAGGTCAAACCGTAAAATGTGTTGCTAGTATAGCTGACGAAAAAAGCGATAAAGCTTATTTCTTTTTTACTAGTGGTGATTTATCTGATTACTATGGCGGTGGTAGTAGCGGCTTGTTATTAGCAAACGGAACTATAAGGTTCATTGATAACATAGTAGAGTTAGACTCAACAAACAATACTATAGATCCAGTTTTGACAGACAAATGGATGGTGGTTCAACCATTTGCTACTGCTATGGGTGATAATCCAACCTTACCAAGCACAACTGACTACTGGAACCAAATAACTCTAGCTAGTGGTCAAATAAACCATTATAGAGTTGGAATGGAAATTATAATAAGTATTACTGGTAATAGTAACGTAACACCTGGTGCTATTATAAAAAGTATAAGTGGTAACACCATAACACTAAATGATTACTATAAAGTTAATATTACTAATGGTACTAATATAACAGCTAGACACGATAGAATATTGGGTTTCAATAAAAGATCTAACTATAAAATAACAGGTATAAACATAATAGATGATCAACTGTTCTGGACAGATAACCAAAATGAACCTAAAAAAATAAATATAAGAAGGTGTAAGAGTGGTACTTCTGGTTATGATGTGCACACTAGATTGAAGGTAGATAATCCAAAAACTATTGGAAGTCTTCAAACACCATCTGTATTGGAGAATGATAGTAGTATCAACAACTTCTTATTAGAAGAGCATGTTACTGTAATTAAAAAAGCTCCTCAAACTCCACCCACGGTACATATAACAGAAACTGCTTCTCAAGCCGCAATAGTTTTAGAAAATTATCCTTTAACAAGTGTTGCTTATAGTGTTTCGCAGGCAAACGCCGCTGGGTATAGTACAGTTGGTGTATCAGGTGGAGAAGAGTTAATATTAGAGCATGTTGAATTTGAGACAGCGAATTACGCACCAAACGACATGATAATGGTACAAAGCAATGATAATTCTTCGTTAAAAGTAAGAGTTAAGTTCTTAACGTACTTAGTTTTAGATGACACTATAACTACTTCTTCTACCACACAATCTAATACTGATGTTAATTTTATACCAACAACTTCGCCCACTGGTACGATAAGAGTTCAAGTAGTTGAGGTAAATGGAGGTGTTCCTGGTGATAGTGATACTAGTTGGACTTTACAAGCTGAATTTGTTGAAAACGCAAAACCATTATTTGAATTAAAATTTCCAAGGTTTGCTTACAGATATAAATATACTGATGGTGAATATTCTTCTTTTTCTCCATGGTCTGATATAGCTTTTAGACCTGGTAGTTATAATTATGAAACCAAAAGCGGTTATAATTTAGGTATGGTAAACACAATAAAGGAATTAAAAATAAAAGATTTTATTCCGTACAACACCGTAAGGCCACTAGACGTTAACGCAGTAGACATATTACTAAAAACTGAAGATGATAGCAACGTTTATGTTATAAAAACAATAACTAGAAAAAAGGATCCAGAATGGGTAAATTTCTCTGGCTCAATTGGTACTGGAACCGCAACGGACGGTAAAACAGGGGAGCTAGTGATAACCTCTAATATGTTACATGCTGCTATACCTAATGATCAAACATTAAGAGCGTGGGATAATGTTCCAAGATATGCGTTGGCTCAAGAAATAATAGCTAATAGATTGGTATATGCTAATTATACTCAGGGTTACAACTTGATAAATACTCCTAGTTTATACACTTTAATTTCCAGTAAAAATATAGTATCCCCAACCAATCCTCAACCGTCTGTAAAATCATTAAGAAACTATAAATTAGGAATCGTGTTTGGTGATAAATATGGAAGAGAAACCCCAGTTTTAGATTCTTCTATAGTTAGTGGTAATGACTCTGTTGGTTATAAAGTTACTACTGGTGATGTTGTAAGTGGAAAAGAATTATCTAAATTCAAAAACTCACTTTTAGTAACTCAAAATTGGGAGGGTGTAGCAGGATCTTCTGATAGTGAACCAGAATCCTGGATGGAGTATGCTAAGTATTATGTTAAAGAAACATCTACTGAATATTATAACTTAGTTATGGACAGATGGTACTATGCTGAAAACGAAGAAAATATTTGGTTATCTTTTCCATCTGCTGATAGAAATAAACTTGATGAGGAAACTTATTTAATATTAAAAAAAGAACACGGAAGTGATACGCCTGTGGGAACTACACAAGGTGATGGTCCTGCTAGATATAAAATTATAGCTATAGATAATGAAGCACCTGATTTTATAAAAACAGATAGAAGAACTCTATCTGTTATAGATTTAGATCCTAACGATGTTGTTTCTGGTGGAGATGTAGCTAATAATGAGCCAACCAACTTAACAACTGGAACAGGTGGTCGTCCTGAAATAATGATATCAAACACCCAACTTGAATCATTGGGATTTGGTGACAACCCATCACCGTCATTGGTTAAAGATCTTAAGTTTAAAATAATTGCAACATCAAATGGCGTTTTATTAGATACTGCACCTTGGGTTGATGTTAATTCTTTTTCAGACAGTGGAGGTCAAACTGCGGTAACTTTTGAAAAAGTACTAGGACAAGCTGTAAACTATCAGCAACAATTTGTAAATCAATTTGGTACTGCTGCTGGTATAGTGTATAAAATGAAAATAGCTAGAGATGTTGTTGAGAACAAACCTGAATTTGATGGTAGATTTTTTGTATTGATAGAAAAGGATTCTGAAATAGATACGTACGTTGCTAAGTTAACGGATACTAGTGTTGGGTATAGAATTTTATTTGATTTTAAGTTACATTATATTGCAAATGCTAAAACAAATCCTAGCAATGGAGAGCCTGGATCAATCGGCCCCGATCACACGAGTTACACTTGGAATGGATGGGGTACTTTTTCTGAAGGAACTGGAACTATTGGTGATGGTAGTGTACCTCCTGTTTACTTTATGGCACATGGTTATAGAACTAATAACGGTGAATTGAATGTAATTGAAGCAACTGAAGAAACTCACAAATTCTGGAAAAACGCAAGTGACCCGACGCAGACGTCTCCAATGGTTGATCAAAGAATATTTATAGATGAAGCTCAAGCTAGAAGATTAATCTGGCGAGATGAATTTACCGTTGACCCGACGGTGACGTCTATAATACAAACACTTGAGGATAATGGTTACTATGAAAGACCAGGAGGATTAGAGCAAGGTGGAGCTGACCCTGGCACGTTAGGAAAAATAACACTGTCTCAAGCTAGCACATCATCACCCCCTGATTCGGATTTTATGTTCCAAGTGCCTGGATCTGATAGTGCTTCAGGTAGTGCATATTGGAGTGTATTCGCTACTGCTACAGGTGAAGGCGCGTATGCCGACGGTGGTTACAACTCTGTCTTAAATGCTATTGCTAACACCATTAACGGTGATACTGTATATTTTAAATTTGATAACGATCCAAATGATGAGTTATATCAAATCATAGTTAATGACCCAGTAAGTGGTGATAATGTACAATATAGATATACAATGCATGGTACAGGTAGAAACTATTGGGGATATGACCCCGACGGCCTTTCAAGTAGTAGCAATACTTTTAAGGCCTACATGTCTCATCCTTCAACATATGACATGCCTTTTCAGTATTACGATGACGATGGAACTGGGCAGGGTGATGCTCCCGCTGGAACATATGGTAGATGGAAATTTAGTTCTCCTTCAAGTGGTACTTTTGAACAAAAACATATCCAGGGGGTAAGTAATGTAAGTGGTGGTGGTTGGGACGTTAGTGATGAGATAGGAAGAAATAGTATTCAATTTGAATTTAGAAGAATAGATAAAAACACAAACACAATAACGTCAGAAGGAATTGATCCAACCGTATATGATCCAAGAGCTACACTCAAGCATGACGGTATGTCTAATATTAGTGTTACTTTCTTAAAAAGAGACTCAATAAGTGGTGATAAAGAAAGAATACCAACAGATAGAGCTGTTTGGGAAACAGAACCTAAAGATAATAAAGATTTAGATATATACTACGAAGCTAGTCATGGTATACCCTTAAACTTAGATAGACACAATGTTTTTAATTTCGCTCCAGTAAATAGTATTGTTAGTGTAAAAAGAGAACTTGCTGATGGTGTTAGTTTTTTTCCTGATATGAATTTAATACCAACCGAAGATGATGGAGGCCAACTCCCATGGAGTGAGTACACAACTTCTCGTTGTTTTGTAAAAAACATAGATCCAATGGCTATTGGCGTAACTGGACCTATAATCGATGTTAAGTCTATAGATGTAAATGGAAACGAAGTAAATCAAGACATGAGTATAGGTGTTGGTGATATGATTAGATTTACACATTATAATGGCACCACAACAACATCTAGAGTCTTAAGTTTTAGAAAATCGAATGGTTTACCTGTAGACGCTAGACAAAGAACAGTAACACTAAGTGATGCTGAGGATGCTGCACCAAATCAAGTTGTATTAAGTACTTTTCAAGGAAACACTGAAAGCAGTACTGGTGGTTACTTAGAACCCGCAGATGCTGGATTTAATATAGCTAGTGGAATGCAGATTTCTGGTACGGCACAATTTATAGATACTGATTATTCGTTTGGATTTATAAATATACCCAATGGTATTTTTATATATAACTACTTTGGAGATAGAGAAAATATGAGACTAACTGACACATCTTGGATGACACCTGGTGTGACTTATATAGTAAACATACATCAAGCAACGGGTTATTATGAGATAGATAGAAATGTTTGGAGATATCCTGTTGAGTTAGGTTGGAACAACTGTTACTCTTTTGGTAATGGTGTAGAATCAGATAGAGTGCGAGATGATTTTAACGCTACTCAGCTAAACAACGGTGTTAAAGCCTCTTCTACTTTTCTAGAATACGCTGAAGAAACTAGAAAAAGCGGATTGATATATTCGGGTATATATAACTCTAACAGTGGTGTAAATAGATTGAATGAGTTTAACATGTCTCAGAAAATCACTAAAGATTTAAATCCAGCCTATGGATCTATACAAAGAATAAAAACTAGAGATTTAGATTTAGTTACATTTTTAGAAGATAGAGTAGTTAAGATACTAGCTAACAAAGATGCTTTATTTAATGCCGATGGTAATCCACAATTAACAGCCACTGATAAAGTTCTTGGTACAGCTATACCTTTTGTTGGTGATTATGGTATATCTAAAAATCCAGAATCTCTAGCATCAGATCAATATAGATTGTACTTTACAGATTCACAAAGAGGTGCTGTATTAAGATTGTCAAGAGATGGATTAACACCTATATCAAACGTTGGTATGAAAAACTGGTTTAGAGAAAATATATCTAACAATCCTCCAAGGCTATTTGGAAACTTTGATATTGTTAATGGAGAATATAATTTAACTCTAAACAATTCTGAAACAATATCTTTTAATGAAAGCGCTAAAGGGTGGGTTAGCTTCAAATCTTTTATTCCTGATCACGCTGTTTCTATTTCTGGTAAATACTACACCACTAATATAAATGAAATTTATCAACATCATGTAGAAGATGGTGGAGATGAAAGCAGTAACAATAGAAATACTTTCTATGGAGAGTATCGAGAATCTGAACTTGATGTTATATTTAACGATCTACCAAGTGTTATAAAATCTTTTAAGTCAGTAAATTACGAAGGTAGTAAATCTAAAGTAGTTGTTAATACAGATAGTAGAGATGGTAATTACTACAACTTAGTTTCGGATAACGGTTGGTACACTAGTGGTTTTTATACAGATTTAGAGCAAGGTGTTGTCGATGAGTTTATAAAAAAAGAAAGTAAATACTTTAACATGATAAAAGGCTTAGAAACATCTATTGTGGGTGGTGGATTAGACTACAGTGATTTTACAGTTCAAGGTATAGGTTTCTGCAAAACAGATCCTGTCATAGATGATCCTGATGATGGAGAAAATACAGATGGTAACGGAAACGAAACTAACGTAGAATTAGGACCACAAACATTAGTAATTCAAAATGATATAACTGATTAATTATGGCAAATTTAGATAATTGTGTATTTGAGAATAATGGTGTATTTTTTACTGGGGAAGAAAATCCAGGTGATAATATTAGTCAACTAACCCCTCAAGTTTATAACGGTGTCACCTTACCGCAAGGTGTTTATAGAAGAAAAATAGCGCCACAACCAGGTTTCGAGGTTAAAGCTGCTTTGCTTACTATAGGTGGCTACACAGCTTATTCAAACTTAGGTGAATTGCCAGATTCTGATGGTAGTTCAATTTACCAGCAACTACCGTTTTGGATAATTGAAAATTATAGCTCACAAACAGGAGATAATGCCGTTCCTGCTGGACCAATGGGTAATGGAAATATAGCTAAAGTTTGGATGAGGGATACACTACCTGGTTTACCAAACAATGAAGTTGAAGTAACAATAGAGTTAATAGGTGATTTTATAATGCCTGAAAGTCCGCTAGTTGTGAGCTTGGATATTGATGGTGATGCTATAATATATGAAGAACCCTTTTACACCCAAGAAATAGCTCAAGACGCTGACACACCGTTTAGAGTTAGTTTTTTTCCAGTTTTTAATTGGAATCCAAATGGCGTTTCGGGCGCACAAATAAGGGTAGCCTCTCAAGCTGACTTAACAAATCAAGTTCAGACTTGGGGTTACAATGGTGGTGCGCCTCCAGACACTCTTGACGGTACATCAATGCTTGTTACTGGTGTACCTATAGAATATGATCAAAGTCTTGGTGGTCATGCTGATGAAGTAAGGTATCCAACGGTAGAAGGTTATAGTTTTTTTCATAGAGGCCCTTACCCTGTAGCGCCAACCTCCGGTAGCTATATGAAATTTGCTACTACCCCTAATATGGCTAATGGTATTGTTACTGGTACTGCAATGGGACAGTTTGGTTTGTTAACCTCAACTCCAGCTACTCAACAACAATGTTGTATTACTCTTGAAAATTATAACTCTATATCAGGTTTTACCTACAACATGTATAACACATCTATAGAATTATCAAACTTACCAGAGAGTATATCTTGGTTATTTAGAATGAGTTATGGTACCGCTGGTTATGATCCTGCAACAGGAATAGGTGGTAATCCTATAGCTTTTGTTCCAGAGGCCTGTTCTATTTATCAAGTGTCAGCTGGATTAAGAAGTGTTAGTTCTACATTTTCAAATGGCCAAAGTGTTTATTGGGCTGTTAGTGGTACATCAAATCTTATAAACACACTTTTTTCACCACTTAGTACTATTAATGCTACATTTGAGGCGCACCCTGATGATAACAATAAAACAATGATACTTACTATTCCACTTCAAGAGCTTTTTGCTTTTAATCAAACCAGCTTGGAAGCAAACCTATCAGAAGAAGGTGAAGAATTTGTATTGGAATCTGGAGGATGTATTGGTTATGGTATTTGGGTTGATATAGTAACAGCGCCTGTAGATAATGAAACTGGAGAAATTTTATATGAAGGATAAAAATTTATTAAAATGGGATTGAATACAACAACAAATTTATATTTTAAAATCATCGCTAACACGTTGAACGTAGATATAACAGCATCTTCAAAAGATGTTGAACAAAAATATAAATCTTTAAGTCATGCTAACACAACGGATAGATTTAGAGAGGTGTTAACTGCGATGGGTGTTACAGTTCCTGGTGATGATGGTTTCGTAACAAAAACTAATCCATCTTCAATTACTAGTGTTACAACTAATATTGGTGATGTTGCAGAAAAAACTGAATTTTCAATATCAGCTATAGTTCCTTATAATGTTAGAACCTGTGTCGGTAGTTTAACTATTGCAGCGAAATCAAGCAAAAGAATAGATAGAGCTATTAGTTTAAAATTAAGGCCAGAAGGAGTTTTATACAATGTTGTTGTTGATCTTGAAGAAACTAGTAACACGACAACTAACAGCAATGTCACCACTAGAGTTTTTGATATTTATTGTAAATCAACTCACGCTGTATTAAGTACAGATCCGATATTCTATGATCTAAACATTAGCACAGACACGTTAACCACTAGATCTATACAAATAGAAAATATTTTTTTTGGAAGTAGAGGTGAAAATTTTAATATTAGTCCAGCTGGTGAAGAAAGACAAATTACTATATATGGAGCACCTGGAACTAGGTTTAAAAAAACTATATTAGATGCTAACGACAAACCGATAATAAGTAGATCAGATAGATACAACTCTATTAATGCATATGATACAACTATAAACATTGGTAGTGGTAAAAGCGTTATAGCTATTGAGGGTAAAATACCTGAAAATGGAGTCTATAAATACACACAAAAATTTCCAAGGGCACCTATTGTTTGCACGACAGCAGTAAACGTTGGTGGTGGTGTATCGAACGCTACTCAAGTAACATTTGATAGTTTAGTTGGTGTTAGCGTTGGAGATCGGTTGTTTTCAAATTTTGTTGAAGCATATAAAGCTGTCAAGGTTGTTTCTATAGATAGTGAGTTTGTTTGCACATTATCTAGACCAATAACAGCGGCAGACGATGCAGCTGTAACGTTTAGGAGCGGTACGAGTTATAAATATTTAATAACTTCATCTGATGGTTTAGGACCAAATATACCAACCACATATCCAAACTACACTTTTAATCAATATCTAAACCCAACGCTAACACTTAAAGCAAAAACATCGGTTGCTACTTTTACCATAAACGGCGGAGGGGCTGGTGTAGATCACGAGCAATATTATGATGGAATAGCAAATTTAAATAGTGTTGAAATTAGAAGAAAAACAAAATTAACTAGAACATTCACGTTATCCTATGTTATAATCGGTCATGGTGGAAAAACCATATCTTTAGTAAAAACACCAGTTTTTGACACTGACGGTGGAAATACTGTTTCCACATCAGATTGGACAAATACAGATTCCAAATTAAACGGCGGAACAGCAATATCTATATCTGGTATTTCAGCGGTCTTATCTGATAGTGGTGGTGTAACAAATGCTAAATGCACAATAACAGCTACAGTTGTTATAGAAAAATGGGGAACTGAAGACGTTGTAATGGAATTAGATTTAGATAATATATTGACAGCTTCAACTCCATAATTATTAATTATTAAATACAAAACATGGCAACAATAACTCTTCAATTTGATGGCGAAATAAATACGTCTGCTAGTATAGGTGACTATATTTATTATACAAACCCAATATTAAATTACCAAGAGTCAGGTTTTGATGTTTCAAATAACTTGTCGTTTGTGGGTAATATAATAAGTATATCTTTTAGTAACAATGTTACAACCATCGTGTGTGACTGTAACACAGCTAATCCCCAACCTACTAGTATTAGTTATATATACTTTTCTAAAGAAAAACAAGTTAACACAGGTTCTTTAAGAGGTTATTATGGTAAATTGAAATTTAGAAACAATAGTAGGATGAAAGCTGAGTTATACGCTAGTTCTTGCATAATAGAAGAAAGTAGTAAATAACAGGCAAAAAATGTAACTATATAATAGTAAAATAACTTAAATAATCAACTATGGCTATAGGTTTAATAGGTGGCTTATTATCTATTGGTTCTTCTATTTACTCGGGAATACAAGCTAGAAAACAAGAAAGAAGAGCTAGAGAGAAAGAAAAGCAAGCTAGAATAGAAATGAACAGACTTAAAAATGAATACGCTAATATTGACACTAGCAACCCATTTTTAAATATGGAGAATACAATGGAGGATTTAACAATCAACCAGAAACAAGCTGACTTTGAAAGACAACAGTTTCAACAAAGTCAAGCAAATATTATGCAACAATTTAGAGGTGCTGCAGGTGGTAGCGGTATAGCAGCATTAGCTCAATCATTAGCACAACAAGGTCAAATAGCAGCTCAAAGATCTGCTGCTAGTATAGGTCAACAAGAAGCTGTAAACCAAAGATTGGCCGCACAAGAAGCTGGTAACATACAGCAAATGGAAAGAAGAGGTGAACTAATATCAAGAGCACAACAAAGAGATCAAGTTGGAACATTCTTAGGTATGGCTCAACAAGAAACAGCAGCTTACGCTCAACAAGCTGGTATGGCTGAACAAGCTAAATATGATGCTATAAGTGG